TCTGTATTAGCTGGACAAGTCCAAGTGTATGTACCGGGAGTTGTGTAGGCATCTTGTCCTATATCGGCTGGTGGTAATCCACCGCCTAAAAACATTTGTTGCATTGGCATTAGCTTAACCCCGAACCTGATATATATGCTACTGTACCACTAGTAAAGAGTATGGTAGCCATACCTCTAGTAGCTAATGTACGGTTTGCACTAGTACCATCAGCAGAATTATACATTGTTGTTATAGTTTTAGTTATTGTTAGATTACTACCAGTATTATTTACAATTGTCACAGCATCTCCAGCTGAAAACACACTATTAGGAATAGTAATTGTTCCTGTAGCAAGTATATGTTTACCAGCATCAGCAGCAACTAATGTGTATGTACTTTGAGCATTTTGAGGTATAGATCTTACATTACCCTTACCATCAGTAATAATAGTTGCTGTTAAATCCCCTGTACTTGAGTTAAAGGTTAAATTAGTACCACTTTTAGGAGGTAAGTCACCAGTAGCAGCCGTTGTGAATAAGACATTACAACTTGTATCACTTGACTCGTCAGCGACTGTTACGTTTGTTGATGTAGTTGCAGTAGCAGCGTTACCAGAAGTGTTTTGATTACCTGCGGTATTAACACCCGGAAGATTTATAGCACCCGATCCATCAAATGCAACGCCACCAATTAACTGGGTCGCGGCAAACTTAGTTGAAGTAGCCGCATTCCCAGTTAATGCTCCAACAAAGCTTGTAGAAGTTAACGCACCTGTTGATGGATTATAAGTAAAACCTGTGTCTGTTTCAGCTCCTTGTGCTCCAGTTGCTCCATCTACAAATAATGGATAAACAGTTTCATCTGTTGTGTTGTTTGCAGTAACAGTGACTGTATCTGCTAAGGATGCTGTACCTGTAAAAGCAGTTGCAACAACTGTTCCTGTTACTGTTACTCCAGTGTTTGTTGTTTCTAGTTTGGCGGCTGTGTTGTACTCTAAAACAACTCCTGTATAACTATCGATATAAAGCTTTAAATGTGAATTATTTATATGACTTCCAACTGTGTCCTCATGCCAAATCTGAAGATCGTTGCCATTACCGAAAGTTAATTTATTACCATCTTTAAATTCTAAATTATTGGTTGATTGATCCCAAACCATAGCATCGGCTGCTGATCCATCTGAGAACTGTAAAGTACCGTTGAAATCTATATTGCCGATAAATTTACCATTAGTTCCATCCGAATATATCTTTAAATCTGTACCATCACCAAACTTTATTACATCGTCTGCAGCACCGTCTGAGCTATCGCCAAGAATAATATTCTTAGTATTTACGTCAAGGTTGCCGCCTAGTTGAGGTGAGGTGTCATTTACTAGATCTGTATTAATAGCACTGAGAGCAGATTCTTTAGCAAGTGGTATGCCACCAGCTGTACTACCGTCATGTACAACAACTGTATCTTTGGTTGTATCTACAGTGACTTCGCCTTCTGCACCAGTGAAGCTACTGTGTTGTGAGGTTGTACCTCTTCTTAATTTTAATAATTTAGCCATGGTTATGAAAGTGTTCCGAAGTCCATTTGTAAGTTGTTTCCACTGACAGTTCCTACTTCAGTGAGGTTTTTATCATTGCAATCTAAATGACCGCCTAATGCTGGTGAAGTGTCTTGTAGTATAGCTGTTAGTCCACTAGTTATACCTACAAAACTACTACCATTATGATATTTCAATAAATTATTTGTACTGTCATACCATAAATCTCCTTCACTAGGACTACCGGGTGTGGATGAAGCTATTTTATATTCATTAGCATAACGATTAACGTCAGCTATTGAACCTGCAACTGTATTAATATTAGAAGCATTTGATACAGCTGAGTTTATATTAGAAGCATTCGATACTGCTGCATTTATATTAGTTGAATTACCAGCTACTGATGTGATATTAGAATTATTACCAGCAACAGCATTTATATTAGTTGTATTGCCAGCTACTGATGTGACATTAGAACTGATACCAGCTACAGTTGTTATATTAGCATCAATACCTGCAACAGTATTAATATTTGTTATAGCATTCGCTACTGTATTAATATCGTTACCACTGCCTGTAGTTAAAGATGCAGTTATAAGACCTAAATCTTCTGAGAATAATAATTCCCCTGCTACTGCATTGATATTACTACTGTTACTATTGACTGTATTAATATTACTTATATTGCTATTAACAGTATTGATAGCACTTATATTACTAGCAACAGTATTTACATTTGAAATACTACCAGCAACTGTTGTTACTTCTGTTGCTTTAGGAGTCTGTCTATGGAATGTATAAGTATTTAATACTGCAGTAGTCTCTACAATCATACCGAATGTAGCTGCATATGTAGTACTATTTGCTAAACCATTAATGGTAACTGTTGAGTTACCGACAGTGCCGTTAGCAATGGTTGCAACTCCAGCTCCATTAGAGGTAAGGTTGCTGCCGAGAGCTTTAATAGATACAAGAGTTCCAGTGCCGTTATTAATGTCAGGGTTAGCGTTAGGAAAAGATGTTTCATTTGCTATTGGTACAAAACCACCGACATCATCACAAAGATCAACAATCCTGTCATTAATAGCAGCGGTTGTAGCTATTGTTGTGTCGTTATCTGGGAAGGCGTCACCATCTTTAATGGTATCACCTGTGCTTATATTGAAGTATCTAGCATCAGAAGCTGATGTAGTGAAATATGTTGTATCATTTACTGAATGAGCAGCTTGTTCACTATTAGTAACCTTAGCTGCAGCTGCTAAATCTGTAGCTGTACCTGCATTACCACTTACATTACCAGTGAATGTAGTTGCAGTAACAGAACCATCAAATGTAACAGCACCTGTAACATCTAAAGTACCGGGTATATCTACATTACTTGTCCACTCAACATCATTGCCATTAGCAGCTGTTTGTATTAACTGTCTAGCAGCTCCATCCTGTAAATTACTAACTGGTAGTTCTGTAATTTTTGCAGTTATTCTGTTCTCAATAGCTTTAGTAGAAGCTATCTTTGTGTCATCACTTGTATGCCAAGACTCAGTACTAATAATAGTTGGGTCGCCTGATAACCAAGCTTGATCAACTTTATTATTAGATTCTTGTGTTACATATAAGTTCTGCAACGCATTATCATTTAAGTCATTAGATCTTATAGCAGACCCCGGATAGAAAGTAGCTTTAGGTGAATCATAAGCTGTGCTTCTATAAACCCTAATAACTACATCAGTACCGGGAGGTGTTGGTGTGTTAGCTGTAGTATTGTTGACGAATTGGACCGTTGTTGCGTTAAGTAATCTGAAGTTTGTTGTGTCAACTCCATCAAGACTTGCCTTGATATCGGAGTCATCTAAATATGGGAATGTGAACGAGTAATCAGTGGTGGAATTGTTACCCGTATAAGTATTTTCAATTGTTACGGTCATTTTAGAATTCTAATAGACGTTGTAAGTCTTGTTTTGTTGTGTTTGCTTTTAAAGCTGCTGGTATATTACCTTGTCGTAAAGAATTTTTAACTCTAGTATTCTGTAAACCTATAGCTGAATACTGTTCAAAGTATCTACCCATAGCAGAGCACGCATATTTCATAGCGTTCCTGTGTATACGGTTCAACTCTTGATGTACCACCAATTCTTTCAGACCAAAATCAGACTGCTTTTTAAGTCCTCTAGCCTTTTTATATTCCTTCATCTTATTCTCCCAGTACCCACTAGGATGGTTCATCATACCTTCAATTTGACCAGCTAAGTTCATGTTCTTAGCAATCCAATTGTTAACCCATTGTCTTTCTTTAGGAGACATAGGTTGTTTACTGATAGGATTTACCTTCATAGTACCTACACTATCCCAGCCAGTACTTAATAGCCACTGTCTCCAAGGTTCCATGTCACCATTAGATTTAAAGAATGGCATGAAAGCATTAGCTGCAGCAGTGAGTGGTTCTTGGAATCTTATTGGTTTACCTGTATATATATCAACTTGATCTACCAAATTATTTGGACCTAAGAATTTCCATTTATTAGCCATCAATGCTCCCCAATCGTTTTCTACATCTTTTAACTGTGGAGCTATAGCATTGTTTAAAATACTTCTAACTCCAGATGGAGCAAATGGTATTAGAGAATCTGCTTGGTTAACAACAAATCTATTAAACGCACCTTCATCACCAGAGAACATCGAAACTAAAGGTTCAAATCCACTAAGGAATGTCTTGTTAGACACGTTCATACTAATAGAGAATGCTAGTTTCTGGAATCTGTCTTCCATAATAGATTCATCTACACGGTTAGAGAAGTATACTGCATCTCCAACTAAGCCAAGTAATGTATCAAATGGTTCAAAACCTTTATAGCTATGCCATTTACCTGTGATTGGATTCTTAATGGAATTAGGTTGCCATCCCATTGTCATCATACGTTTACGTTCGCCAGCATCAGCAGGTCCGTTACCAGTTAAGTTACCTTCAAGTGCCCATATACCTGCACCTGTTACTACTGCACCACCCATTAATTGACGACCAATATACTCAGATTTCAAGGTAGCAAAAGCGTCATCAGATACTTCAAGACCATGGTCCATCAATACTTCAGCCATTTCTTGTGTACTTTTAGCTGTAAAAACTTTACGAGCTTTAGTTTGTATAGGTATTAATGCACTACCCGGAGTAAAACTCCAAGTCATATTCAAAGCATTAAGACCTGTTCTAGGGAACAAGAATAAAGGTCTAGCAACTGGGAATCGTTCTAAGAATTTATTAAGATCATTAGCAACTGCATTATCTAAGTTGAGTGCTATTTCTTGTGAAGCATGTTTAGCTGCTTTATCTGTAAGTAATCCTGTATGATCAAAGGCTTGGCTATATAATCGTTTCTGTAGTTTATCAAAAGCTGCTTGACTAAAACCACCTTTACCTTCTTTCATTAAGATGTTATAGGCTTTAGATCTTGCAGAACCACTAGCCATCATAGAGCTAGTAAAGCCGTCAATAGCATACATAGCATTAACACCCCATCTAACAAATGGGTTGTTGTTATACCATGCTAAACCTTTAGCTATATTCCACATAGCTGCCTTACCTGTATTACCTTCTTTCTTCCATACTTCAGACATAGCTTCGAGTGCTTCAAAGTTATCCATTTTAGCTTGACGTAGATCTGCACGACCACGCATCATAGCTTCTTCTGGACGTTGTTTAGCTAAACGCCACTCGTCACCCATTACTTTATAAGCACGTTTGAAGTTCTCAGAGATACCACCATAAGTCCATAGTGCTTTCTTAATTGTAGCAGTGTCGCCTGTTGCAGCAGCACCTACAAATACAGAAGCAGGTTTAAATGCAGTTAACATACTGTTACCAGTCATAGCTCTTAGTGGAGCAAGACCAGCTAGGATATGATTATAACGTACACCGTTCAAACCTTTGATGATTAAACTAGGTACTTCAGGGTTACCATCATAGAATCCTTTTTTAATAAATCCTATGTTTTCTTCAGCCCATCTATTTAATTTCCAGATTTGATCTACTTCACCATTAGTAGCTTCCATTGCATAAGCAAGTGGTTTAAGATACTCAGGGTTTTCTTGAGCAATAGTTTCTAGTGTTTGATAGAATTCATCAGCCTTAGCTTGTGATCTCTGTAAACCTTTAGCAAAGTTATCATTCTGATCTAGTATAAACTTCTTAAGTGCAGAAGGGTTGTTACCTAACTCTAACTGTCTGTACTCACCAAACTTATTTGATATGTACTGGTTAGTTCTGACTTCTCTACTAAGCAGTTTAAGCTTATCAATCATCATCTCCTGCTGCCTACCAGTCATAGCTACATCGCCAATCATAGACATACCAGTTGCTATATCTGCAATGTCACCACCAGCTTGGTTAGTTACCATAGCTGAAGCACGCATTACTTTAGGGTTGTATATGTTTTCAAAAGCATCGACAAAAGCTTCGTTAACAATTCTCCATTCTGTCTCCCCCATAAAATTCTTCTTTTGGTAGAAGTTGTGCTTCATATCATTGATAGCACTTTCCATCTGACTTAACTTCACATCAGGATTAAACACCTGATTGTATAGTTTAGTAACAGCTTGGTTTATTTCATCTGGAGGTATAACTGTACCATCAATCTTAGCACCTACGTTAGCTGATATATCTCTATCAAATAATGTCCTATAACCTTCAGCTCTTTGTGAAGGTGTGGCATTATTCATTTTCTTAATAAAGCTAGTACTTACTACAGGTCTAGATCTACCATTAGTGGTACCTATATTATTCTGTATACGCCAGTTATCGATCTTAGCTTTGATAGGGTTAACTTCTAAATCAGATACAGCTCTACTCTGTGGTCCTAAAGATGGTTCATTAATAAATGGATCATACTTAGTACCTTGAGGGTCTTTTACCATCCTAGAGATAGCTTCAGCTCTTTGAGCTTTTGTCCTACTAGATCTACGTCCTAAGACATTAGCAGTAATAGGATCTTCACCTTCAAAACCTAATCTATGCCTAGCTAAAGCACGCTCAGCAATCTCATCTCCGGGAATAACCTTCATAGCTTTCGCTAAAGAGAATGCTGAGGTAATTAAATCTACACCTACACTAAGGCCAGCTGACTCATAGATATTCTTCTTTCGTATAACATCTGGACTGTCACCATCTCTGGTAGCCCATGGTATATCCCAACCTAGCCATTCATTCAAAGCTGCTGCTATATTCTCTTGATCTTTAGAATGAGATGATATAGCAGTAACACCTGTATCCACACCAGCATGAGCTGCAATACTACCAAGTATTCGTGTAGCTTTAGGTATAGCCATACTAGCTGTAGCAGCTTTAAGAGAACCTGTTACAACACCACCACCCCACATTGTAGGTATGATGATTGAAGCTGCATCTCTAGTTGCTTTATGAGCTGGATGGTTAGATCGTGGGGAGTTTGCATTCCACCATTCACTAACAGGTTTTAAGAATGGGACTAATGCAGCAGCATCAGAGACAAAATCAGCAACACCTAATGCTGGAGTTGAACCAGCTGCTACGATGTTCTCTAAGCCTCTGGACCACTCTGGTCTATTATCCCAGTCTTCTTGACTGACGTTAGCAGGTTTCTCTAAACCATACTTATCTTGTTGCCTTTCATGGCCACCCCATGAGTGATCGCCTTCACCACCTTTAACAGCTTTATCAGTTGTAGTAGCTTTAGCTTTCTTTTGATCTTCGTGACCACCCCAAGAATAATCTCCTTCACCTCCTTTAACAGCTTTATCTGTAGTTACAGGAGATGAGGATTCTGGAGCTTCGTCAATAGCACCAGTCTCTTCTACAGGACCACCACCTTCTAATTGTTGTGTCTGTTGGACATGCCTTTGTTGAAGGTTTTGTTCAAACTCTTCTGTGTTATTATCAGGTACAGCGTACCGATCTTCTGAGGAATTATATTCAGACATATGCAGCCTCGTATATATCTACGTTGTCCCAGTTTTTCATGTTTTCTTTTTGCCTAAACAAACTAAAACCATCCTTACTAGAAGATACTAAACCTTTATCAGCATTAACTTCATGATTATAACCACTATATAATAGAGTAGCAGCTGCACTTTCTACAGTACATTTATCACCACAAACATGTTTTTTCCATTCGTCTGGTATGGTAGCCATGATTCCTCTATGCATCTGTTCTAGTTGTGGTGGTAATTCATAATCTTTATCAATAACACCAAGTTTTTTACCTGCTTCTATTTGTAATTTTATTATATCTATTTCAGTACGCATACGTCCCTTTCTATTGACACCTGATTTACTTGTAAGATGTAGAACATCAGCTGGGAATCCATTAAAGACACCCATCTCAGCATTATCTAGAAACTTTTTAAATGATAATGTTTCTAAATACAGGTTCTCTGTTAATACTTTAGGGTTGTCTGCGATCTCTTGTGCTGAGATTTCATTCAAAGGTACAGCTTGTACTTTACTACCAACTGCAAAGTTTTTAAAATAAGGTGCACGACGACCACCTTGGAATTCAACTATTTGATAATTGTTTTTGTAGTCATCGTTGAATGCTCCTTCTGCAGCTTTCAAAACCTCAGCTGGATTAAAACCTATACCTGCTTTCTTTGCATAGGTACGATAGTATTGTTTTATAGCCTTCTGACCTGCATTTATAGCAAAAGCAGATGAAGGTACAATTTTACTTTCAACCCCATAGGTATCTAATAAATCTCTTTCTATCTTTTTCTTAACATAACTATTCATCGCTTCTATATCTGCCTCTGAAGCTCTATATGGGCTATTCTCTTCAGCTTTCTTAAGATATGCAGCACGTTTTACATTTGTTAAATTGGCATTATGTACAGCACTTGCAGTTAACAGACCTTGAGATTCTAGGTCATCTAACCATGGAATCCAGACTTTATCATTAGCTTCAGACACATGATCTCTAGTAAATGTCATCAACATCTTTGACATTTTATTATCCTTACCATGTAGCCTTTCAGTTTCAGCTATCATTTTAGCAACCTGATCTCTGCTAGGTGGTGTTTTAAATAAAAGTTCTCTTAGCTCTTCAGTGTCTCTGCTGAGCTGAGCATTTCTAGCAGATTCTTGGGCTGAGTTCCGCTGAGCTTGTACACGTAAAGCGTCACCTGCAGCATTTTCAAGTGCAATATATTTATCACGGAATTGATGTTTCCATAGTACTGACTCTTTTCTACCTTTAGGTGTGAACTCATGTTCACCTAATTCTACGACAGTAGCCATACCAATGGTTTCATTTTTAATTAACGCAAGCAAATGGTTTTGACTTGTAGCTAGTATAGCAGCTCTATTCTCACCACCTTCTCCCCACATAGATGCAAGGTATTTCACATATTCTGGTATACCT